ATACCCATCATACCTCGCTTTCCAAAGGGAAATCTTTCTCCACATGGCTGCTTGCGAAGCTGATCCCCGTTGTTTCGGTCAGCTTTATACTAAGTGTCGTCGTTCTGGCTACACTAATATATGCTCTGCTGTCCTTGTGGACGAAGCTAGTCAAGTTAAAGAGAAGCTGTTGGGGATTCAGTCGAAGACTGGTAAAGACGCGCAGGAGAACATTTTCATGAAGAAGGTAGTTGCGATATTCCGCAGCTACCCTTTCTTTTTCAAACCAATTCAGGATGGTACTACGAATCCCCGCATGGAGCTCGCTTTCAGAGAGCCTTCGAAAAGAATTACTAAAAACAACAAGACCTCAAACAGAGGAGACGCCTTAAATACAGTAATAAACTGGAAGAATACCACAAATAACGCATATGACGGTGAGAAGCTGCATATATTGTATTTAGACGAGGCTGGGAAATGGGAGAAGCCAACTGATATACGCGAGGCATGGAGGATAGAAAGGACTTGTTTGATTGTTGGTAGAAAGGTGGTCGGAAAGGCAATTGTTGGAAGCACTGTAAACCCCATGAACAAAGGAGGGGAAGAATACAAAGGTTTGTGGTATGACTCCGATCCAAACGAAAGAAACAATAACGGAAGAACAAGGTCTGGGCTTTACAGGATATTTATTCCAGCGTATGAAGCTTTAGAGGGGTTCTTTGACATTTATGGAAATGCCGTCGTAGAAGACCCAGAAGAAACGGTTAGTGGTCTTGACGGAGATCTTATCACAATCAGCAGCAAAACCTATTTAAAGAACGAGCGAAAATCGTTTAAGGATAACCCTTCTGAGCTTAATGAAATTACACGCCAGTTCCCATTTACCGAAGACGAAGCGTTCAGAGACAGTATTGAAGGCAGCTTATTTAACATAGGTAAAATTTATCAGCAGATAGAGCACAACGAAGATCTTTATCCAAACCCAGTGGTTACTGGTAACTTTTCCTGGAAAGAAAAAGATAAAGAGGTTGTTTTTTCTCCCACCCCAAATGGAAGATTTAAAGTGAGTTGGATGCCAGACCCAAGCGAAAGAAACATAGTTCGGCAAGAGCGTGGAAAAAGGGTTCCTCCGTTTAGTAACTACGGCTGCGGTGGAGTTGACTCGTATGACCTGGACGCTACTGTAGATGGAAGAGGTTCAAAAGGCGCTTTGCATATGTACAACAAGTTTAGCATGAATCGCCCTTCAAATATGTTTGTTGTTGAATACGCTTCCCGTCCAGATCTTGCCAGCATCTTTTATGAGGATGTCTTGATGTGTGCTTTTTTCTATGGGTACCCACTTCTTATAGAAAACAACAAGTATGGAATTGCAAGATATTTTGAATCAAGGGGTTACGACGGTTATTTGATGGATCGTCCAAATCACCTGATGAGCTCGTCCTCTCACGTAAACGTAAAAACAAAAGGCATTCCTTCAAACTCTCAAGATGTCATTCAATCTCATGCTCAAGCTATAGAGAAATATATACATGAAAGCGTTGGCATAAACCATGAGACAGGCGAAGTTGGGAGCATGTATTTTAACAGAACCCTTGAGGACTGGATAGGCTTTAAAATTGATAAACGAACTAAATTTGACTTGACGATTAGTTCTGGTTTGGCATTATTAGCAGCGCAAAAACCAAAAGAAAAACCTAGAGCTGACTTCAACGATAAGGTCTTTTTTAGGAAATATAAGGTCTAGAGTGGATTTGCTATATTTGCAAAATATGCGTAGAGCGATCAACAAACATGTATAACACTAATAACAAACGTAAAAGCTCTTTTCCAGACCCTTTAGCAACCACTGAGGTTAAAAAAACCAAAGAATACGGGCTAGAGTACGCAAAGGCAATTGAGTCTCAGTGGGGCAAGATAACTCAAGCCACCTCTCTCTATGGAAAGAGAAATGTTGTTTTTGAAAGAAGTCGAGACTATGCGAACGGAACTCAAGACACAAACATATATAAAAAGCTTTTAAGGTCTTTAAACCCAAATGATGGGGATGGGACCCTTTTAAATCTTGACTATACCCCTGTTGCAATTCTTCCAAAGTTTGTTAGAGTTGTCGCCAATAAAATATTATCAAGAAACCCTTACCCAAATCTTGAGGCTATAGACCCTTTGTCTTCTTCTGAAAAAAACAACAGAAAGAGAAGACTGGAGTTTCAGATCGCTGCAAAAGAACAGCTTAAAGATCTTAAGGACAAGACGGGAATGATTATTGATCAGGATCCAGATAATCTTCCAGACACCCTAGAAGAAGCAGAGATTTTGTTGGGCACTAACGTCAAAACTGACGCTGAAATAGCGGCCCAGATTGGTACAAACATGACCCTTTCTTGGAACGATTTTAATGACAGCATTTTCAGGAGAAGTGTAAACGATCTTGTTTCTCTTGGTATGGCTGTCGTAAAAAGGTCAAATGATCCAAATATGGGTGTAAAAACGGAGTATATAGATCCGTGCAGGTTTATTCATAGCTATACAGAGGACCCAGGGTTTAATGATTTGACTTATGCTGGTCATATAAAAACGATAACGATTCAAGAACTTAAGAGAATTGCTGGCAATGAGTTTACAGAGGAAGACTTTCAGGAAATTGCAAAAAAGGTAAAAAACAAAGACGGTAACGACGCAAACGCTTTTAATAGGCACTCCTACAATAATAGGATGATGCGACAGGAGTATGGTTATGATGAGTATACTGTTGACGTTTTAGATTTTGAGTTTTTGTCAGTAGATACCATTTTCTTCGAGCAAAAAGAAAATAGATTTGGTAAAATAAATTACTTTTTAAAAGGTTTTCTGGGCGAAAATAAAAAAGGGAGTGTTTACGAGAATAGTGCGGACCATATGGATGTAGTTACTGTCTATAAAGGCAGCTATATTTTAGATGGTGTTGATCAAGTTTTCAACTATGGGATGGCTTCTAACATCCCTAAAAACATTCACGATATATCTAAGGCGCGAATGTCTTATTCTGTTGTTGCCACAAACATTAGGAGCATGATTCCTAAGTCTATGGTAGACAGCTGCACTGGTTTTGCTGACATGCTTCAGCTTACCCATTTGAAGATTCAGCAAGCCATTTCTAAAGCAAAGCCAGATGGTCTTATCATTGACATTGAAGGGCTAGAAAATGTTCAGCTTGGCAAAGGGGGTGAGCTTCAGCCGCTTGATCTTCATGATATATATGAACAGACAGGTGTTTTCTATTATAGAAGTAAAAACCCAGAAGGTGGCTTTCAGAACCCTCCAGTTCGAGAAATAGGTAATAGCATCCGTAACATTAACGAGTTGATTGGATTGTACAATCATTACCTTAGGATGATTCGGGACACGACTGGTGTAAACGAAATGATGGATGCCTCTACCCCAAAGGGCGACACGCTTGTTGGGGTTCAGCAGCAAGCCATTGCCGCAGGTAACAACGCCATATATGATATTACAAACGCCTCAATGGTGTTGTTTAAAAAGGTTTGTGAGGATATTGTTAAGTGTATTCAGATATTGCCCCCAGACTCTGTTTTATTTAGGGTGTATGAAAACGCTATAGGAAAAGAGAATATGTCAGTTCTCTCTTCATTTAGAGACCTGCCTATGTACAACTTTGGCGTGCAGGTCGTTAAAGAAATGGAGGATCAAGACAGAGCTTATCTTGAGCAAAACATTCAAATGTCTTTACAACAAAAAGAACTTGATATTGAGGATGCTATATCTATTAGAGGCATGAAGGATGTTAATCAAGCTGAGCGTCTTTTGGTTGTTCGCAGAAAAAAGAGAATTGCAAAGACTCAGCAAATGGCGATGCAAAACTCTCAAATGCAGGCCCAACAAGCCCAACAAGCAGCGCAGGCGGCATCTCAAGCAAAAATACAAGAAATGCAAATGGAGGCTCAGCTGGAAGCCCAGCAAATGCAATTAAAGAATCAGTTAGAGGCTCAGTTAGAGCAAGTTAAGCACCAGTTTAGAAAAGAGATAGAACTTATTAAGGCTCAGGCTACGCTTGGATTTAGAACAGAAGAGCAAGAATTTAAGGAAAAACTGGAAGTTTTAAAAGAAGACAGAAAAGACGACAGAGTAGAAAAACAAGCAGCAGAACAAAGCAAATTGCTTTCTCAAAGACAAGGTAAAAGAGGCGAGCTCCCAGAGGTTGGAGATAGCGTAGACAATATTGTAAACTCATTATTAGGCTAAGATGGCGAATAGCGTAAACTTAGACGTATCGGAAAAACTAAACATCACTTGCAGGAGGGGTGACACTTTTTCTTTGACGCTTACTTTAAAAGACTCTACTGGAACGGCTATACAGTTAGCTACGCTTGGGTATGAGTTTTTAATGGATGTAAAAACAATCCCTCAAAGAAGCAGAACTGGAACTCTTGAAAGAGATGTTATTGCTTCGAGCGCTTTGTCTAAATCTCAATCAAAAGTTGACGATAAACTTAGTAATGGTTTTGAGTTTGCTGATATTTCAGACAACGGAACGGTAAACGTAACTGCTTCTGCAGACGTAATGAAAGAATTCCCAGTAGGTGTTTATGTTTATGATATTCAGCAAAAGGTTGGGGACACTATCACAACAATTCTTCGAGGGTCTTTTAGGGTAAACGAAGACATATCTGGTTAACATGGCTGACTCAATAACAGTAACATCAGCAGCTCCTGTGTCGCTGACGGTCACCGTTTCGTCTGCAGCTTCTACTACGATTACTTCTCCCGCCTCAAGCTCTCTTAGCGTTACAAATAAAGGTCCGAAAGGGGACACTGGGGATCAAGGCATACAAGGCATACAGGGCTTGCCTGGTGTTGACGGAACGGATGGACAGGGGGTACCCACAGGAGGCGTTGCAGATCAAGTGATTTTTAAGCAAAGCGCTACTGATTACGATACCGCTTGGGATTACATTCAGACAATTACAGAAGCCGTAAAAAACGTAAGTGGCGGCCCTCTTGACAAGGGCACCCCACTCCACGTCACTGGGTCTACTGGAAATACCGTTGAGGTTATTGCTGCAGATGCAACCACTAATTACCCAGCGCACTTAATTCTGAACGAGGAC